AAGCAGATGAACAAAAGCTTATAGAGAATCTAACACCTATGAATAGTCTAGCACTAGACTCACTACAACAAGGATTAGAAAAGAAAGAGCAATGGGCAGTAAAGTTATTCTTTGAATACTTCTATGGAAAACCACAACAAAGAGTTGATGTAACGACTAATGAAGAAAGTCTAAATATGCCTATCATTAACTTTGTAGAAACTGAACCTGTTATTAAACTTACAGGAATTGATACTGAATAAGAAATACGAAGAACTATTTTCATCTAAAGCTAGATACTACATTATTACAGGTGGTAGAGGATCAGGTAAGTCATTTGCTGTTACAGTCTTTCTTACACTACTAACAATGACAGAAGGCATCAGAGTATTGTTTACACGTTTTACAATGGTATCAGCTCACTTGTCAATTATTCCTGAGTTTTTAGAAAAGATAATACTATTAGGATATGAGAATACCTTTAGTGTAAATAAAGCAGAGGTAGTTAATCTAAAGAATAAATCAGACATACTTTTTAGAGGTATTAAGACTTCAGCTGGTAATCAGACTGCTAGTCTAAAGTCATTACAAGGTGTAAGCACTTGGGTACTTGATGAAGCAGAAGAACTTATTGATGAAGATATATTTGATACAATAGACTTAAGTATTAGAGAAAAGAATATACAGAATAGAATTATACTTATACTTAATCCTGTTACTAAAGAGCATTGGATTTATAAAAGGTTTTTTGAAGACAAAGGAGTTGAAGCTGGATATAATGGTTTTAAAGACAATGTATGCTATATCCATAGTACATACGAGGACAACAGAGAAAACCTCTCAGAAAGCTTCCTAGCACGTATTAAGACTATAAAGCACAATAACTTTAAGAAGTATCAACATAAAATATTAGGAGGTTGGTTAGACAGAGCAGATGGTGTAGTATTTGATAATTGGAGTATAGGAGAATTTAATCCTGATAACTTACAAACATCTTGTGGGCTTGATTTCGGCTTCTCAATAGATCCTGACAGTCTCACAGAAATCGCCATTTGTAAAAAGAAACAGAAGATTTATTTAAAAGAACATATTTATCGTAATGGTTTAAAATCACAAGAACTTGCTCAGATAGTGTTAGACAAGGTAGGAAATAAATTAGTTATCGCTGATAGCAGTGAGCCACGTCTAATTGCCGATTTAAAGCATTTAGGAGTAAACATTAAACCTGTAAAGAAAGGAACTATTGAAAGTGGTATAACACGTATGCAAGACTATCACTTAGTAATAACACCTGAATCAACTAACATAGCTAAAGAGCTAAATAATTATATATACAGCGACAAGGGTTCTAAATTATATCACGATTCATACAACCACGCAATAGACGGAATAAGGTATAACGTAATCTACCATTTAGACAATCCAAACGCAGGAAGGTATTATGTGCAATAAAAAAAGGGCAGCATAAAGCGTACCCTAATTATTAACTAAAACTAAGCAAAGATAACATTTTAAACTAAATATCAACAATTTCTATTATATAGTATATGAAGGTAAAGATTAAGAAGAAGGGAAAAGTAAAAGAGTTCAAGTTAATTAACAAGTGGGAAGACGTAACATTAGAAAAGTGGATAAAACTTGTTGATTATCATAAACTTAGTAAAAGTGAAGAAGCTTTAGAAACTATAAAAGCATTATCTAACATTCCTAAGAAGCTAATAAAGGAATTAGAATTAAATGATATAGCTATTATAATGCGTAAAATTTCTGAGCTACAAAAGAATCAAAATAGTTCTTTAAAAAGAATAATTGAAATAGATGGTAAGAGATATGGGTTTCATCCTAATTTAGACTCTATCACGTTAGGAGAATGGGCTGACTTAGAGACTATGATTAAAATGGATATAGAGAAACAATTACCTGAAATAATGGCTATACTGTATAGACCGATAGTAGAAGAAAAGAATGACATCTATACAATTAAAGCGTATGATGGAGATATAAGAATACGAGCCGAACAGATGAAGCAGATGTCAGCTGAACAAGTGCAAAGTGCATTGGTTTTTTTTTACACTTTCGCCAACGAATCATTGCAGACTTTGCAATCATTTTTGACGGAACGGCTGAAGGAAATGAAGACGCAATAGCAACAGAATCATTTGCTGATAAGTGGGGGTACTTTGGAATATTTTATAGATTGTGTAATGCAGATATTTCAAAACTAGAACAAATAACAAAGCTTAACCTATTAGAAGCATTTACTTGGTTAAGTTATGAAACAGACTTAGAGTCGCAAAATAAAGTAAAAAGAAATGGTAAGCAATAAGACATACAATAACGTAATAAACACACTGTGTAGATTAGGAGAGTATCATAAGCAAATATCTACTGTATCAGTTGGAGACATATATGACATTAACTTAGAGAAGATGGAGAAGTTTCCTTTATTACACATTAATCCATTGAACGTAGCAACAGGAGATAGTGAGTTAGTATATAACTTTCAAATCTTTATTATGGATATGGTAAGTGAAAAGAATGATTGGAAGACTGAACAACAAACATTGCTTACTAAATTAGTAAACACTAAGAACAATGAGCAAGAGGTTTGGAATCAGACTTTAGAAATAGCTACTGACTTTATAGGTATGTTAAGACATAGTTCAAGACAATCACTTGAAGGGGTTAATGATATTAATGCACCAATATACTTTACACAAGATCAATTTACAATAGAACCATTTCAAGAAAGGTTTGACAATCTTTGTTGTGGTTGGGTGTTTCAGATAGGTGTTAAAGTAATGAATGACTTTGATACTTGTGATATACCTGTTACTAATTTGGGAGCTGGTTACTAATGATTGAGATACTAAAGAGATTAAATGAGATAAAGATAGGCAAAGTAATAATAAAAATAATACCACCAACAATAACAATTAAAATATAAAAAATGGCAGATTTAGTAACAACAATTTCAGAATCAGTAACCTTGAATGGTTCACTAAGAGGTTCTACAAACTCAGTAACCACGACAGGTATTAATGATGTATTCGAAAGAATAGTATTATGTACACAAGCACAACAGACAACAGTATGTTCTTTTGCTGCAAGTCCTTACACTTCAGTAGGTGCTATTGATGTAGACCGAACAAAGTATGTGAGAATAACTAATTTAAGTACAACAGAGAATATAGAGGTAGCTTTTATTGGTACTGCTACATTATATCAAGTATTGATTACTCCAGGCAATTCACATATATTAAGTCAAGCAGAAGCAGTTCTTTTAGCAGAAGAAGATTTATCTCCTAGTTTTGGTACTTTAGAGAATTTATCTAAAATAACAGTAAAACCAACAAGCACAACAGATGCTAGAGTTGAAGTATTTGTAGGTTTAGAGTAATGAAAACTGACAATATAGAAAAGTATTTAAACAGCTTTGGTAAGCAAGTAGTCAATAGAGCTAAAGGTAATCTCCAAAAGAAAAAAGGAGGAGGTTCAAATTTAGAAAACTCTATAACTTTCAAAGTAATTACTGATGCTGATGGTTTCTCAGTACAATTCTATATGAATAGCTATGGTACATTTGTAGACAAAGGTGTATCAGGTAATAAACAAAAAAGAACTTTTAAAGACTACAAAGGTCAAACAATATCAAGTCCTTATAAATATACTAATAAACAACCACCTCCAGGAATATTAGCTAAATGGATAAAGAAGAAAGGAATTAAAGGTAGAGATAAAAAAACAGGAAGATTTATTAGCAATATGTCTTTAGCTTTTATAATGGGTAGAGCAATTAAAAGAGATGGAATACAAGGTATAAGTTTCTTTCAAAAACCTTTAGGATTAGGTTTAAAACAATTTGGTAAAGACTTATTAGGTAATTTAAAAGAAGATATAATAGAAGGATTAACAACAATAAAATAATGGCAGCATCAATAATAGAACAACATCCAAAATTTAATACACTACCAGCAGGACAAGATATTATATTTGTAGTATCTAATAATACAGCAGTAGCAAATGAAACTAAAGTTAAATTTGGTGTAGAGGTACACATAAGTAATACAACACCACCAAACGTATCAACTGCTAATGATCTTATAGGTGTATTTAAAGCAACCCCTAACAATGCAGGTGTAGGTATATTTGATTTAAGAAATATAGTAGAGAATTATGTTAAACCTGACAATATGGGTGCTTTAGGAAGTAGATATAAAACAACAACTACAACAGTAGATGATAGACATCCATTGCATATTATAGACTCATTTAGTTTAAGCAATAATTCATTTAGATATATGGCTTTACAATTCTTTGTAGAGTATTTAAACACAACAACTAACGTAGTAGAAAGAGCAGCAGGTACATCAGTAAATTCAGACTTATATCAAATATTCAACGGCTACTTAAAATATTCAGATGAATTGGAAATGTCTAGTAGTACATCAGCTAACTTTGGTTTTGATATGCAACCATTTAGACCTAAAAGTACACAAGGTAAATTCTTGACTAATGCTCCTGCAACTTTATATTCTAATATTAATGACTATGGTACTTTATCATTTTTAGCTGATAGCGTTTTAGCAGATGAAATAACAAGTGTAAGATTTGAATACTTTGCATCAGATGGAACTTCATTAGGAGGAGAATCAGTAGATAAGACAGTAGCTAATGGTGCTTATGCTAGTTGGTCAGCAAGTGCAGAGAATCTATTAGTACACGTTGGGTGTTATCCTGGTAACTTACAAAATTGGTCTACTACATTTAAAGGATTAATAACAGCAGGTACAATACAAGGTGGGTATTATACAGTTAAACTAGCAGGAGTAGGAGCTAAGACACAAGATTACACAATTAACTTAAATTGTCCTAATTCAAAAGGATATGAAAGTGTTAGACTCTGTTGGTTAAATCAATGGGGTGTATGGGATTACTACACATTCACACAGAAGTCTGTAAGAAGCACAACAACAAAAGGATCAACATATAATCAACTGCAAGGAACTTGGAATCAAAGCAAATACAGAATAGACAGTTTTAAAGGTGGTAAGAAAGCTTTTAGAGTAAATGCCACAGAAAAGATAACAATGAATACAGAATTTGTTACTGAAGCAGATACAGTAGTCTTTGAGGAGCTTATTAATAGCCCTGAAGTATATTTATTAGAAGGTTATAGAGTAGAGATTACTAACGCAGCTTTAAATCAATATGTAACACCTGTAAGACTTACAACATCTAGCTTTACAAGAAAGACAATAGCTAATGACAAACTAATGCAGTACACTTTTGAAGTAGAAAAGAGTAAAACACTAAGAACACAATCAGTATAATGAGCATACAACTTATAATATATCCTCAATTTTATGATGGTACTAATCCAATAAGTGCTAACTTCACTCAATTTGTTGTAGATGGAATTAACTTTAATACTGTTAATACTTCTAATTCACAAGTAAATGTTACAGGTAATTTAGTACCGACAGCTATAAATACTGTATCTCCTATGACATTAAACACTTGGTATAGATTTAGTCCAAATGCAAATTTTGTTACAGAATCTTCAGGAGATTTAGGAATGGTAACAGGTGTAGGTATAATGCAGAAATTATCAAATCTGACTGTGGGTGTAACTTATGATATAATTTTAGACGCATCAGTTAACGCAGCAGGTATAAATTTTTATCAATATAATGGTAACCTAATACAAAGCACATCAGTATTGACAGGAACAGGTTCACAATCTGTATCTTTTACTGCTTCTTCTACTGATGATATTATTGCAATACAATCAATAGGCGTATCACAAATATCAAGTATATCAGTACAGCAGTCTGTACAATCTCCTAGTGGTGCTATTCAAGTCTTAGGAAATGGACAACTAATAGTAGACCTTTATGAAGATGAAGATATACCATTGACTTTAAGTGTTGACGAATTTAAAAATGTAGCTGAACAAGTACAGTCTTATTCTAAAGCATTTAACTTACCAGCAACTAAAAGAAACAATCAAATCTTTGATAACATATTTGAAGTAACAAGAAACACTAATAGCTTTGTATTTAATCCTTATGTTAAGACTCAATGTGAATTAAAGCAAGATGGTTTTATTTTATTTCAAGGATATTTGAGACTTATAGATATACAAGATAAATTAGGAGAAATAAGCTATAATGTAAATCTATATTCTGAAGCTATTGCATTAGCTGACTTATTAGAAAACAAAACTTTTAATGATATAAATTTTACAGAAATTGTACACGCATATAATAAGACTAATATTAAAGCTAGTTGGAGTACAGGGGTAACATACACAAATCCAAGTACATCAGGTTTTAGAACTATTGATACAGTAAAATATCCTTTTGTAGATTGGAATCATCAAATACTAATTGCAAATGGTGCTTCTAATAATGCAACTCCTGACAATCCTGAATTAACTTCACTAGAACAAGCATTTAGACCTTTTTTAAATATAAAGTATTTAATAGATAGAATATTTGATGCAACACCATTTAGTTTTACAAGTGATTTCTTTGATACTGCTGATTTTAAAAAGTTGTATATGGACTTTAACTTTGGTGGTAATGAAATACCTGTTTCATTAAATGAATATGCTGGAACTTGGAATTTTGGAGCTTTAGTTACTTCTAATATTGGTAATGGTTCGTTTAAAGAATTAAGATTAATACCTTTTGGAGTAACAGGTGGACAACCATCATCAACAGTTCCACCTAACTATCAAGGAGATCCAGCAGCAGCAGATCCTTATATTATAACAGCTACAACTGACAATGAATATTATGATATAAATTATACATATAGACTTAAAAATACAGCAGGTACACCTTCATCAGTTAGTTGTAGATGGTTACATACAACAGCAGGGGGTGTAACAATACCTATTAATTTACAGACAATACCAATTTCATCAAATGCTACATACACAGGCAACCTACAAGTAACTTTAAATACAGGAGATACTTTGTCAGCTCAATTTAATTCAAGTGCTATAATTAGGCAAAATGAAACTGTTGCTAGTTCAGCAGTTTTTACAGTATCAAATATTTCAGTTAATACTGCAACTTTAAATACATTAAGGGGAGAAGTAGGACAATGGGAATTTTTAAAAGGTATAATGACTATGTTTAATTTAGTTTCTATTCCTGATAAAGATAATATAAACAATATCATCATAGAACCTTATAATGAAGTATTTTTAAATAATAGTGATAGTGAACAATTAGATTGGACAGAAAAAATAGATGTATCTGAAATGAAACTTATACCTTTAACTGATTTAAACAAGAATACTATTTTTAAATTTGTAGAAGATGATGAAGACTATGCTTTTAATGTTTATAGAAATTCTTTATCAGGTTTTTTATATGGTAGTAAAAGATATGATGCTTCAGCATTTACAATATTAGATGGAACAAAAGAAATTATAGCAGAACCTTTTGCAGCAACTGTACCTAAACCTTTAATGTCTCAGTTTTATGATTTTATAACTCCATCTATATATTCTTATAATCCTGATGATGGAACTTCTGATGGCTTTAATAATAGTCCTAGAATAATGTTTAACAATGGAATTAAATCAGCTTCAGCAGGAACTTTTACAAGTTGTACCTATTACATACCTTCACAGAATGGAGTATCTTCTGAAAATGCAACTGAATTTTTACAATTTAGTCATTTAACAGATGTACCAACTATAACAAGTACACCTCCTTTAGTTACAGACACTAGAGATTTTCATTTTGGAGAATGTCAGCTTGTGCAACCTATTGGTAATGCTACTACTAATAATCTGTTTAATACTTATTGGTTACCTTATTTCAACGAGTTATATAATCCTGATACAAGAACTATGACTTTAAAGGTAAACTTAAAAGCAGGAGATATAAATACTTTTAAATTTTATGATACTGTAATTATTAAAAATAGAGAATTTAGAGTAAACAAAATAGACTACAAACCAAACGACTTAGCAACAGTTGAATTTATACTTATACCATAATGGCAAGAACACTAATTCCTTTTATTTCTGATTATCCTGTAAAACCTAATTCAATTAATGGAATAGGTATAGTTACTTTTACTGATGGAACTAATGATATAATTCCTAACCAACAGCAATGTGAAGCGTATGGATATACTTATGATATAGCAACAGGAACTTGTAAAGCTTATACATATAATAATAATTTAGGGAGAAATCTATTTAATGAAAATAACAATGTACAAGGATCAAGGAATGTAACAGAAACAGGTACTAACAATACCTACATAATGGGAGAAAGCAATACTGTAAAAGGTTTGTCAAGAAACAACATTATAATAGGAAGTAATAATGAAATAGCTAATGGTATTAATAATTCTAGCGTCTATGGTACTAAAGGAGAGGTTACAGCAACTAATTCAATAGTTTTAGGAGGTAATGCTCCAACAGACAATTTAGCTGAGAGACAAAGTATTCAATTAATGTATGGAGTACAGACAACAGCAGGAAGTACAGTAGATTCATACTTAAATAACATTACAGATAACTATTTTACTATTCCTGAGAATACTGCAATGTATTTTCACGCAGATGTTTTAGCAGTAAGAGTAGGTGGCACAGGAACAGGTAATGCTGGAGACTTTTTAAGTTGGGTAGAAAGAGGAGTAGTTATAAATAAGTCAGGTACGTTAAGTATAGAAAGAGAAAGAGATACTATTGTAGGATCAGGTAATCATACAAATTGGAGACCAACAGCTACATTTAATGGTACTGATTTTATAATAGAAGTAAGAGGAGCAACAGATACAACAATAGAATGGGCAAGTAATATAACATTTACACAAATTAAAACAGGAGTAGCACTTTAAAAATAAAGATATGGCAGATAAGGAAGTATTAGAGATGGAAATCAAAAGTAACACTAAATCTGTTACTAAAGATGTTAAAAATTTAGATAAAGCTACTGATAAAGCTTCAGGTGGGTTTAAAGGAATGGGTACTGCTATAAAAGGAGTAGGTACTGCATTAAAAGCAGCAGGTATTGGATTAGTAGTGGCACTTTTAGCTAAGCTTGGAGAAGTCTTTATGAAAAATCAAAAAGTTGTAGATGCTTTTAATACAACTATGGTTGCATTAGAGATAGCATTTAATGATTTATTTAGTTTTATATCTGATAACGTAGGAGTAATAACAGGGTTTTTTAAAGACTTATTTGAAAATCCTAAAGAAAAAATTATAGAATTAGGAAATGCTATTAAAGAAGGTCTTGTAGATAGATTTAATCAAGCATTGGAAGTATTTGGATTAGTAGCTAAATCATTTGGACAA